GTGCAAGAACGTAAGAACATTGTAACTACAGCTGAAGCCTTCTATGAAGGGCTGGTGCGTCTCGGTTATAACCCCGCGCACTATAAAGAGTTCATACAGGATATTGCCTCTCGGGAAGGAGACAACTTCTTTTTACGTACTGAAGTGGCTACAGGACGTAAGCAGCGGGCGCTTATGGCTTCCATGTTGAACGACATTACAACAGAGATGGCTCGCGAAGACGCCTTGATGTATCCATCTCCGTCTGAACGGAACTGTTCTAAATGTGACTTCTTCACCCCGTGTGCTGCAAAGCAGTTGGGGCTAAACTACGAAGCATTGTTGGCATCTGACTATGAACAGGGAGGATACTATTAAATGTACGGGCTAGATGCAGGTGTTCGAGAGGTCGATTTGGTTCGTCGTAGGGCTCGACGTCTTTTCGGTATGGGACGGTTATCTCGAGATCACTACCTTACCATCGACGGCAAGATCAAAGAGCTTTCCGACCTATTTCAGGAGTATCTCGAGGAGGAAGAGAATGACGACGACCGAGAAAAAGCCGAGGCGTCCGCGTCTGATCACGATTGACAACATGTCTGTTCCCCCACCTTTGACGGCCTTCATCTATGGCCATTCAAAAGTGGGCAAGACCATACTGGCTTCGACGGCTGCGGAGGTCGAGGAGATGTGTCCGGTTCTTATGATCGACTGCGGTACGTCTTCGGCTTCTGTGCAGGGAGAGCCACGGTTTTCCAATATGGACGTCATCCGCATGCTGGAGTTTGACGCAATTAGTGAGATCTACACGTGGCTTAGCCCCAGAGGCAAGAACATGCTTGCAGAAAAGGGGTACCGGACGATTATAATCGATGAGGGAGATAAGCTACAACGTAAGGCCCTTATCAAGGTGATGGAGCGTAATATCACTGTAGGAGATCGTCACGGCAAGAAACGAGCCAATCTTACNGATACGTGGCTGGAAGACTTCGGCGAGGCNCGNGATATGACGATCGGGGTGTATGAGCAGTTTATGAAGTTTAACACGCACTTCATCGCGACTAGCCTCGTCCGGATTAAGGAAGACGACATCGACTTCCGGGAATATCGTATGCCCAGCATGCCGGGTCAATTACGAGACGATATTCCCTCAATGATGGCTTTGTACATCTATCTCGATGTTGCAGTTCCAACCAGGGAAGATGCGGACGCCCCCGCGAGGCGTGTCGCTTACTTCTCAGGCACCCGTAAGTTCAAAGCAGGTGTCTGGGGACCAGCTCGTGCAGAGCGGTTCGGCGCTGAAATGGTCGACCCGACCATGCGAAAGATTTTCGATGCCTACGTAGGCGAAAGGACATAAGAATATGCCACGTCGTACAGTTCATAGCGGGGCCGCAAAGGCCTCCAACGATGGAGACGATTTCGTCATTGACTTCAGCAATGTCGAGGAGCTCAGTGACGAACCTCTGCCGATCGGAGAGTACTTCATCGAGGTCGAGAAGGCTACTCTCGGCAAGACGGAAGACGGGAAGCGTTACCTGCAGCTTCAGGCCCGGGTAGTCGAAGGGCCCAATGAAGACACGGTGGGGCGGAAGATTTCCGACCGGATCTACCTCACGGCGGATTCTCTGTGGCGGGCCAAGAAGGCCCTGCGCGCGTTCGGCTTCAATGTTGAGGGCGCGTTGAATCTCACTGAAATCGTCACGGACATCATCGGTAAGGAGGTCGATGTCATCACCAAGATCGACACCCTTCCTCTGGACGGCCGTAAGGTCTCCAGGATCAATCGTTACATCCCGGCCGGCGAGACCGAGGAGTACGACGAGGAAGAGGAAGAGACTTTCTAGGCAGCGCGCGCTAAGTCGTCTGTGGGCCTGCCCGTAGCGCCGACAGGCCCACGTTAACATAGAAGAGGGTACATACGTGGCAACGAGTACTCGAGCTGCCCGAGAATTCCTTAAGTCACTCCACGAGGATTTACAAGAAGGGGACCTCATCGAGCTTCGTGGGTTCCGAGATTCCCACAAGAACGTACGTCTATTCACACGAGACGTGTCGGAAGCTATTACCTGGATCGAACAATACCGCGAGGTTTATAACGTATATGTAGGCGTTAACCCTAGAGCTTCTAGCACTAGCGGAACAAACGCAGACATAAAGCACTCCCACTGGATCTGGATCGATATTGACTCCAAGAAACTAAACAACCTCTCCGCCGACAAAATCCTCGCGAAGGTTTTGAGGCGTATCGTATTACCCCCGCATATTGTTGTCTTTAGTGGTGGCGGGGTTCACTTATACTACCGGATCATAGACACAACAGATCTAAAAGAAGTGCAGAGAGTTTGCAACCTACTATCTGCAGAGATCGGAGGCGATCCTCTCGGGGACCCGGCTCGCATCTTTAGAGTACCCGACACATTCAACTACAAACAGGATACACCTCGAGAGGTAACTCTAGCTCACTGCTTGGTAGACTTTGAGTACCCCATATCCGATATTATTGCAGCTCTTGCGGTATCAGAGAAGGTTGCGAAGCGCGTTGATATCGGAGACAGCCGTGGGTTTCTTAGTCGGAGCGAAAGAGACTGGAACGTAGTACGCTCTCTATTGAAAGCTGGCATCGACGAAGAGACTGTCCGATACATATACTCCAAGAGGCGTGTAGGCGACAAAGCATCCGAGGAGGGGGATAAGTACCTCGAGCGGACAATTGAAAAGGGCAAGCAAAGCATCGGGCTTAATGAAGACGATTACGATCCGAGCGGCGAAGACGAAGATAGCCCCACCCCTGTGAAGAAGAAGGGCAAGATATCTAAGTCCCTCCGAGATCGTTGGACTGTTAAGAGATCTGACGGGTGCATGTTTGCGGTCGACGGCACCGAAGATTCCGGGGCAATGAGGCAGATTGCAACGTTCGAGATGATTCCCCGGATCCTGCTACAGGGAAATATTGAAGACAAGACCGAGGATACAATCATCTGCGACATTAAGGCCGCGGACTTTACGTGGGAGGGCATTCCGTTTACGAGGGGGGCGTTTAATCGTGTAGACTCCATGACCAAGCAGCTGCCTGCGATGGCGTGGCAGTGGCTCGGAAGTGACAAGGACGTCAGGCGATTACTCGCGGTGTTAATGGACGAGCTACGGGCTCAAGGGTTACCTAAGAGACGCGGTACGCCCGTTATCGGTATACACGGAGAGGAATTCGTAGGACCGTCTCAAACCATGACAACTCACGGGATACTTCCTCCCGATGAAGCTCGTATGGTCTGGTTACCGACGCAACGAGTACATCCTAAGGTCGGGTTTACGTGGTCGCAGGATGATGAGGTATCTACGATTCTACGGGAGTTCGTAGATCTGTTTAGTCAGATTAATACCGAAGATGTAATCTACCCGGTACTCGGGTGGTATGTCGCGTGTTTCTTGAAGCAACGTATGTTAGAAGAGGAGCGTGTTCGGTTTCCCATACTGAACATTTTTGGCACTCGCGGTTCGGGTAAGACAAGCCTTATCACCGGAGTCATGCAGCCTTTAGTATGTTATGTAGATCCGGTAGCGTGGGACTTTAACTCTACCAAGTTTGTAATGTTATCACTGTTAGGATCTACTAATTCAGTGCCCGTGTCCTTTGCGGAGTATCGAAGGTCGTCTGCGACAAACGACAATCTCGAGCGGTACGTGAGGTTGACATATGATCTTGGAGAAGACAGTCGTGGTAAGCCGGACCAAACGACTCAGAACTATCCGCTTATTGCTCCGTTTACTATTGACGGGGAAGATTCGATTGCGGATCCGGCTTGTATGGAACGGCTCATCCAGGTAACGATGCATCCAGAGACAATCGCTGAGGGTACAGCTGCGTACACATCGTTCCAGATCCTCCGAGAGTTACCTTTAGGGATTATCGGCACCCGGTTGGTTGCATGGTTGTTAGACTACGAGCCAAAGTACTCAGACTCTTTGGAACTTATGAAAGCGTCCTTTCCGGCAACGCTTCCTGATAGGGTCAGACGTAACTTAGCAGTCGTTACTGTGGGGCTACAGGCCTTCTCGGGCTTCTGTGAGATGCTTGAGGTAGACTTCCCCAAGGTCGATACGGCGTTTGTGCAGAGAGTATTAACCCCGATCTTGGACAACGTAGTTAACAAATTAACGGGGCGCACTGCTCTGGTAGTAGACGAGTTTATACAGGATGTCATTAACGCCGTAGCAATGAGCGTAGATCAACGTCCTCCTAGTTTCATTTATCGGTATACTGCGAAAGAGAACATACTGTATGTACATCTAACGACTGCGCTTACTTGGTGGTTTAGGAAGCGTGCGGGAGAACGTTTAGAGGTCCGTGATAGTGCAGCCATGAAAGCACAGTTACGGGAAAGAATGTCACCTAATGGATCTGCCATTCCCGGATTTTACGTCCTGGAAACAACTACTAAGAACATAGACGGGAGGCCGACACATGTATATCCCATAGACATCGAAATGGCTGAAAAGACGGGATTGGACATCGGGACGAAGCTAACGCGTTTGTTAGAGATATATGATGGAGGGAAACTATGAAAGCGGTTGCTATTCTTAGTGGCGGGATGGATAGTGCAACAGCCCTCGCCATGGCGAACGAAGAGGGATACGAGATCGACCACGTTATCTGGTTTGACTACGGACAGCGTCATCACGTCGAGATGTATGCCATGCAGAAAGTAGTGCAGTGGTTCGGACTCGGCGAGCAGCAGATCCACACGATCGAGATCCCCAGGATCTTCAAGCCGAATCAATTGACCACGTGGGAGCTGACTCCACGTAAAGATACTCCGATGCGCGAGATCACTAAGGGTGTTGCGCCGACCTTCGTACCAGGACGTAATATGGTGATGCTATCACTAGCGGCTTCTTTTGCGGTCGGCGTTGGAGCAACAGCAGTCGTCGGCGGGTGGCACTGGGACGATTCAAGCGGATATCCAGACTGTCGGGCATCGTTCCTTAGCATGATGCAGGCTTCTATCAATGAAGCAATGGGGACCACGGATTTTGTGATCAAAGCGCCGCTGATTTCCTTGAGTAAGCAGCAGATCGTTCTCAACGCTGTCCGGCTCGCGGTGCCGCTCGAAAAGACGTGGTCGTGTTATTCGCCACAAGGAGATCCCATCACGATGTACTACGGTCCTAGCGCGGGCGGCGAGCCCCTGAAGTCGTGTGGGCACTGCGACACATGTCTGCTGCGTATCAAGGGCTTTAAGGACGCAGGATTCATCGACCCGATCGAGTATGCTATCCCGATAGATTGGACGGGATGTGATCCTATCACGGAGCCGCTGCTATGACCACAATCTTCGAGGTATCGAAGGAAATTCGTTGGGAAATGGCCCACCGTCTAGTCGAGGGCTACAGGGGTAAATGCAACTCGCTCCACGGACACAGCTGGGTAGCTCGTGTCTACATCGGAGGCTCGGGCTACCCGGGGTCAACGCACAAGGAGACCGAAGTTCTCGACAAGTTCGGCATGCTGATAGACTTCGGGGATTTTACCCCTGTGCGTAACTGGATCGACAGAAACTGGGATCATGCGACGATGTTAGCAATGTCAGATCCTCTGAACGACTTGTTCATTGGAGCAACATTCGAGGTAGGGCGCATCTTTACTATGGAAGGCAATCCGACAAGCGAGAACATCGCTCGATTCTTGTATAACAAGGTCTACGAGCTGTTGCCGAACTTAGTGCCGTGTCAGGTCACGCACGTTGACGTTCTTGAGACATGCACCAGCATGGCCTCATATTGGGGAGGATAATATGGACAGGTACCCAATCTCAGAAATGTTCGGCCCCACGATTCAGGGTGAAGGGCCGGTCGTTGGCCGGCGCACAGTGTTTGTTCGCTTTGCCGGATGCGACTATCGCTGCGTCTGGTGTGACAGTAAGCAGACGTGGCAAGCCCCCATTGTTAAGGAGATGATGTCTCAGGAACAAATCTGGGGTTGGCTCTACCGTAAGTATCAACAGACTGGTGTGCGAACAATCACGGTCAGTGGCGGCAACCCAGGGCTATACGATCTCACGGAGCTGCTGGAGCCCTTAGTTGAGGGTCTTGGGGATAACAAACCCTGGGATGTCTCAGTGGAGACTCAGGGGAGCTTCGTGCAAGAGTGGTTTCATCTGGCGCGATGGTTAGTAATCTCGCCGAAGCCCCCCTCGTCTGGCATGAAGACGGACTGGATGACTCTGGAGAAATGTCTGCTTGCGGGACGTAGACCGAATACGTTCCTTAAGGTAGTAATCTTCTCCGAGGAGGACTACCAGTATGCTCGCGACGTCAATAGGCGCTTCGCCGACTACCCTCTCTATCTCAGTGTCGGTACGTATGCCCCCGAACGAGAACACGAGGGAGAGTCAGTCAAGCCTGTGGGCATTGATCGTAAGCCAGAACGAGACACCGCTTCTGCCATACTTGACCGAGCTGTTGATCTCGCTGAACGAGTTACACAAGATCGCGGCTGGGTCTCTGATCCGTATGTCTTACCTCAGGTACACGTACTGTACTGGGGTCACAAACGAGGAGTTTGAAATGCAGATGTATTATCTATGCCCTAAAGGACACGAAGTCGATCCCAAGGATTTAGTAATGGACGTCCCTTCAGACGTGGAGTCTCCCGCCAATTACTATTTGTGCCGGAAGTGCGATCAGCCATACTCGAGGGCAGAACTCGCTCCGGGCACCCAAACATTCGAGGAGAAGAGAGCGTTAGGGCGTGCAATGAATATCCAGCCTCTCATTCGTCAGTTACTCATCGAGATCGGGGAAGATCCAGACCGGGAGGGACTAAAGGAGACGCCTCGCCGTGTTGCACAGTTTTGGGATGAGTTTATCAACTATCGAGACGGCAATATGGACACTACCTTCGAGGCTCTGCACGCAGATCAGATGGTTGTGGTATCGGGCATTCCCACGTGGTCGCTCTGCGAACACCATTTGTTGCCGTTCAGTGCTACTGTCAGTGTCGGTTATATCCCGGATGCGCCCGACGACAACGGAAAGATCTTAGGGCTCAGCAAGATCGCTCGAGTCGTCCACCACTGTGCTCACAAGCTGCAGACGCAAGAGGGTCTCGTTGACGATGTGTGTTGCAAGCTCAAGGAGCTGCTCGGTCATCCGCTTGGCATCGCNGTGGTAGCTAGCGGGGTGCATACGTGCATGACCATGCGGGGTATTCGTACTCCTGGAGTGATGACGACGAGTAAGGTAACGGGAGTCTTCAAACGCCAACAGGAAGTTCGTGAGGAGTTCTTCGCTCTGGTGAAGCACGGTGATACGTTTGGGAGGTGGTAATGCCTACACGTACGGATGAACTCAAAGCTAATGCGATCAAAATGTACATGGGCATGTTCGCGGACGCCTTAGCGAATCTGCACAACCCGCAAGAGGAATCACGATATATCCTGGACTTCCTATTAGCACAGCGCGAGGAGGTTCTCCAGCAGTTACCGATTCAGACCAATCCTGTTCGACTGAAGGATGCCGACTGATGAAGATAGCACACATTGTTCCAAGCAACTACCTGCATTTGATAGATAAGAGCGTCTATCATATGGCCCTCGCGCACGTTGTACGAGAAGACCNCAACTACGCGGAATGGTACCAGAAGCATTCACAGAAAGGCGCGTACGTTATACTCGACAACGGTGTAGAAGAAGAAGTCGCGTTGGAGTTGCCGGAGATCTTAGAAGCCGCGGACATGATTCACGCCAATGAGATAATTCTACCCGACGTCTTTCGAAACGGTCCTGCCACAATAGAATCAACCTTTAAGGCACTTGACGATCCTTTAGTAGCTACAGCGCGTGAGGCTAAAATCCGGTTTGCTGCAGTAGTGCATGGTAAGGATCGCGGAGCCTGGCTGGACTGCTTTGATAAGTTTAATAATGACCCGCGGATCGACACGATCATGATCCCTAAGGTGGTGGATGACATTTGGGGCTACGGAGGACGTTATGCCGCATGCGCNTACATCCAAGCATCGAATCGTGTCATGAAGGATAAACAGTANCANCTGCTAGGAATCTGGAGCGATCCTATTGAAGTATTCCTACACGCAGGCAATCACTGTTGGATCAGAGGATTAGATACGGCTCTAGCGTTCCAGGCTGGATATCAAGAGGTCTCGATTTCCTATTTGGCGCGGGAGGGGGGGCTCAAGCCCAAGAGACCACAAACGTTCTTCGGCATCAATACGATGACCGCGGTGCAGTCCGCCATCGTTCGGCATAACCTGGATGTACTNGATAAGTGGGGCGGACATGCAAAAACCTAAAGCGCCGTTTGCACAATGTGAAGACTGCCCGCTATGTGATATGCCCTTCGTTCCAGGAGAGAGACCTGCTGCGTGGGAGGAAGGCGGAGACTCTATCCTGATAGTGGGAGAAGCTCCCGGCGAGAATGAAGTTAACGAAGGACGTCCGTTTGTTGGGCGTGCAGGGCAACTTCTTAACCAGGAACTGACACGCGCGGGAATAGATCGTGCGGACGTGTTCGTTACCAATGCGGTACTCTGTAGGCCTCCCGGTAATCAGATGAAGAACTACGCGGAGGCAATCGATCACTGTCGCCCTCGCCTCATCGCTGAGATCAAGGATGCTAAGCCAGGACACGTATTTGCAATGGGCGCTACTGCCCTCTCAACGTTGTTGCCTGAAGTCGAAACAAGTATCATGGCAACGAGAGGCCTTCATAAGTTCAGCGCGGAATTGGAAGCCGAAGTGGTAGTAATGGTTCATCCGGCGTTTCTGCTTCGCATGCCGAACCAGATGCTCAACTTCCGTAAGGACCTTGAGGGAGCACTAAACAAGCGTCCTCGCGTTGCCGATACCAATATCTATCTGGTAGACACAGTAGAAAAGGTCAAATCGCTTCCAGCCAAAATTTTCGAGGAGACGGCTCTCTTTGATCCCTTAAATGAAGACGGGGCTGAGATCACTTGCGACGTTGAGACTGACGGGCTNGAGCCGTACATGGGAGGACTCCTGCGGATTCANATGTCNTGGAANGANGGNGAGTCNGCGGTTATTACNCGNGATATGCTTGCGTTNCAGNAAACACGNGACGCCCTAAACGAGATCTTTGAGCCCAGCATGATCGTTTGGTGGGGGCATAACTTCTCGTATGACTACCGGTGGCTGAAGAAGAACGGTTTCAATCCCCCGCGAAAGTGGTGGGATACGATGATTTTACACTATCTGACCGACGAGACTGCAGGAGGTCATGGCCTCAAAGATCTAGGACAGAGCTTCCTAGGCGTTGAGGATTGGGAGAAAGACATCCGGAAGTATGTCCCGAAGAAAGCTGACTCATACGCGCTGATCCCAAACCCTGTGCTTGATAGGTACGCGGCACGAGATACGGACATTAATCGCCAGTTAATTTATCCGGTCTGCAAAGAAGTTAGCGACGATTGCATGCACGCGTATCGCACGGTACAACAGCCTGCTCAAGAAGTATTGGCCGAGATGGAATACGGGGGAATTCTAATCGACCTCGAGCGTCTTGAGCAGATGCTGACGTTGTACTACCGTAAGCGCAACGATATGTTGTACTACATGCAACAGATGACGTGGCCAGGATTTAATCCTAACAGCCCGAAGCAGGTTGCCGAGAAACTGTTTGAGGATGAAGGGTTCAAACCGCGGAAGATGAACAAGACAGGACCGTCGACAGACGATGAGGTGCTTGCGGAGCTTACGGCTTTAGAGCCCGACAATAAGTTTCTTAAGCTGTTGTCTGAGTACCGAGCCATCGACAAAGTCATTACCACGTATCTCGAGGGTATGCGAGATGCAATGGATGTAGACGGATATGTACATCCAGACTTCAATCTAATAGGTACTGTAACGGGAAGACTAACTGCGGGGCGTTATCTTACGTTACCCCGTATTACGAAGAATCGTTGGGCTGGCGGGATACGCGATCTCGTGATAGCTCGTCCTGGATACAGCATTGTGGGAGCGGACTACAATCAGGCAGAACTTCGTGTAATGGCCTGCGAAGCCGAAGAAGATGTCTGGAAAGAGATGTGGGACGCCGGGCGTAACATCCACGACGAAATGTGCCGGAGGTTATTTGGTGTAGGTAAGAAGGAAGATCACGAGAAGTACATGATCGCCAAGATGTTTACGTTCGGCCTAGGATACGGGCGTACTCCGGAGAGTATTGCGTTACAAATGCATTGGCCGAATAGCACGGCTAAGATGTTCTACGATCGGTACATGGATGCGATCCCCAAAGTTAAAGCGTGGCAGGGGTGGATCAAGAACGAGGTCCGAATTGTTGGGTATCTGGATAACGCTTTCGGTCAGCGGAGGCGATTCCCTCTGATCACCGATCAGAACCGTAAGCACGTTTTTAACGAGGGGCTGAACTATATCCCGCAAAGTACAGCCAACGCCCTCGCGCTCATGAGCATGACGCAATACTACCATGAACTACGCGAGAACGGCTGGGGTAGACCAATCTTGATGTTACACGATGGTATCTACCTCGAGATCAAAACAGAGTATGCGGAACAGGCCGGCGCGCGACTTGCGAGCATAATGCAAACGATTCCTCGAGAGCAGTACGACGATTATGTTCCCTTTACGGCTGAAGTAAAGATAGGACATAGCTGGGGCGAATCAGAAAGGGCGGAAGAATGAGTCAGCACGTTGATATAGTTGTTAATATCGGGAAGCAATACACTATAGTTGTTGATGTCAGAAATTGTGCGCGTTGTGGCCTAAATCATAGTGCGGTGACCTTTCATAGAATGGCCCGTCCGGTTGTAGATCTAGATGGTACTGAGTGGGTGTATTACGCCCCATGTCCGACGACAGGGGATCCGATCCTGCTCAAGAACACAAAGATAGCGGATCGCCCTAGAGTCTCGATACTTTTTGCCTGGTTTGACTTTTGGGTGGGGCTATACTACGATCGCCACAACCGAGTACTTTATGTGAATCCGTTACCCTGTATCGTCGTACGCATCGAACGAGTTGATAAGATCTTTCGCAGGGCGTAAAGTATTTGGTCAACAGGCTGGGATGGATTTCCCAATGAATCCTGTTATATAATATAATGTAAAGTCTATTCAACGCAGAAAGGAGTGAACATCATGAAGGTCTTCGGTTTCAAGCTGCCNCCATGGTATGAGTGGGTGTATGTAGCCATTGCGATCGCTACATTCAAACATTCTTCCTGGGCATACAGCATCACTATGGAGGGGAAAGAGCCCTTAATGGACTGGGCAAATTTCAGTCCGACACTGCCGATGATATGGGCATTGCTTGGGTATCTTTCCTGGTATTTCTGGGGAGGGTTGATGGCTGCCGCCATTGACGTTTCCATGTTCTTTGCGAGTCGAGAGATTCGCAGGGGCAATAAGGCTCACCTCCTAACATTCGTAATCGCGGCAACGTTTTCCGCTGCGACCCAGTTATTGTACGCGAGCACACATGCTGCAGCAGTAACGTACGTACAAACAACGTTGGCAGCGATGGTGCCTAACACTGGATGGCTTTGGGTGATCGACGAGTCCCGAATAATATACTTACCACTGTCCTTGCCTATTACGGCGACAATATACACTGCCGCGATCTTGTGGGGTAACTACCATCGAGTACGTACCTCGCACGGAGTGTTCGCCATCGAGGATGCTTCAGAGGCTCCTGTTATTGTAGGATCGAATGGGCACGGACACTCTACCGACCTCACGGATCCGCACCGAGTTCCGGTGGTAGACGAACAGTTCTTCTCGGCCCGCGAGGCTGCNAGCATAACTGGACGTAACTACAGATATGTACTTACGATGTGTAAGCGGGGAATCGTGGGGGAGAAGATCGAGAAGGAGAATGGGGTAGAAGAGTGGCATCTGAGTGAGGCCGATCTCCGCAGNCTCGATCGCGGNGGAATCCATAAGGACGAAGAAGTNGAAGCACTAGNGGAAGAGTAATGNCCGAACATAGCTATCCGGTAGATACNGGTTTAATCTGGTGCGATAAGCATGCCAAGTTCTTTGAGAGGCGCAAGACCAAAGTTCTGCAGACTTATTGCACCAGAGCTCTTATCAANGTTGTTCTTAAGGAACCAGACTTCGTNGAGAAGGTNGGACGGAANGCCCCGATCGAACGCGTCCTTGAGGCGCTCAGCGAAATAGCCCCCCTGTGCTGTCACGTAGACGCGCAGAAACTATTTAGCATCAANATNGTAACGTCCATGAAGCTTCNCGGAGTATTGTATCTCTNAAAGGAGCAAGAGGCCTATNTCAAGCAAGTACAAAACTCCCGAAGAGTTTCGNGAGGCTCAAAGGCGCGACAGGGCAAAATACCACCAAAAGCATCGCAAAGAGAGACAAGAACAAGGCGGTAGACATACTTTGAGCAACGTACAGCCTCTATGTGCGAGCTGCAACTTAACGAAAGGAGCTAAAGATGCCGTATAAGGTGCGTGGAAAGAACGTCTACAAAAAGGAATCAAGCGGAAATTGGGTTCTGGTGCCGGGCGGAAGTCACAAGTCCCACGCCGAAGCTCTAAAACACTTAGCCGCTCTAGTGATTAACGTCTTACACAAAGGCAAGGGCTAAACATGGATCGCAAGTTTATCATTAGGGTGTCAAACAATCGTTCTGAGCAAGGGCGCATTGTAGCTACGTGGGTAGCTCTGTTAGAAGAGTTACCCACTGGGAGTGAGCGTCGATATAAAAACTGGTACACAGACTACATTGTACGTGCGGACGACCTAAAGGGGTGCGTAGAAGGGCATATCGCCTTCCTTAAGTCGTTTGGGGCAACTAAGGAGAACATATGTATTGAAGACGAAAGACGCACGAGGGCACCGGATGATACAGTGGATTCTTCCGGGACTGTCCAGTTTGCAGGAGTTAATCGCGGGGGAGCGTAGTCGGAGAGCCGGGGACTCTGAATACGCTCATAGCCTAAAGTACGCCTATTACAATCTTAAGCATGGAGGATGGGGAAATGCAAGGTCCTTGGCAAGACGTAAAAAGTAGGGTACAGCAGATTGCGGTCGCGTTATTTGTGATCGCACTGTCAGTGATGTTTGGCATATCCATCGACACCGCAACTAACGTGGGACCTGCAGCCGCAACGCAGGTAGGATATCTAATCGTCAGTCCCACCGCAACAGAAACAGGAACGCCAACGCCGACCGCAACTTTGGCTCCCACAGCAACTGGTACTGCGACATATACGC